TTATATATGGCTATCATCCCACCACAGCGAAAATCGATATCTCAAGTAAAGGCTCAGTTGTTGAATCCTGCGACAACTTCTCATTTTCAGGTGAGTGTTTCTTTTCAGGACTCTCGTTTTAATCGGTACAAACAAGAAATAGGATTAAACTTAGATCAAGGTAGACTGAATATCCTATGTTCAGATACTGTTCTACCCGGATCATCCTTTGCAACAGCAGATATCACAAATAACATACCCGGTGTAAGAGAAAGACATGTGTATCGTAGAACATATGATGATTCAATTCAACTATCTTTTTATTGTGATGCAGATCAATATTTACCAATAAGATTTTTTGAAGCATGGATGAATTATATTTCAAATACTACGAATAGAAATGATCCAGAATTTAAAAGTGCAGAGGATGAGGCACATTTTTACAGGGTAAAGTTTCCGAATGATTATCAAAAGGGATCTTTGGAGATAACTAAGTTTGAAAAAAATCTAGATTCAAGAAGACAAACAAGAACTCTTACTTATAAATTTGTTAATTGTTTTCCAATAGCGATTAACTCTATGCCTGTTTCCTATGACGGTTCACAATTATTAAAGTGTGCTGTTAGCATGGCCTATACAAGATACTTTATTGAGGATAGACCACTTGGAGTGATTCCAAGATTCATAAATGCACTTACAGGATAGGTGCTAAATAAACTTACTGAATTGTAACATTATGCCATTACCAAAAATTGCAACACCAAGTTATGAACTTGAATTACCATCAACAGGAAAGACAATATCATATAGACCCTTCTTAGTTAAAGAAGAGAAATTACTTGTAATCGCCCTTGAGAGTGAAGATACAAAACAAATTACAAACGCTATCAAAGCTGTGATTCGTTCGTGCGTTTTGACAAAGGGTATCAAGGTTGAGTCATTACCTACATTTGACATTGAATTTTTATTCTTAAATATTCGTGGTAAATCTGTTGGTGAAGATATTGATGTAAAATTAATTTGTCCTGATGATGGTGAAACTGAAGTTGATGTGAGCATCAGTCTTGATGATATTGAAGTGCAAAAACCAGAGGGACATTCAAATCAAATCAAACTTGATAACAATCTTATGATGGAACTTAAATATCCCTCATTGAATGAATTTATTAAAAATAATTTTGATCCAAATGATACAACAAAGAATCCGATGGATCAATCATTTGATTTAATTGGATCTTGTATTAGTAAAATATATAATGAAGATGAAGTATGGGCAGCAGCAGATTGTTCTAAGAAAGAATTAAATGATTTTCTTGATTCAATGAACTCAAATCAATTTAAAGAAGTTGAAAAGTTTTTTGAAACAATGCCAAAGTTATCTCATACAGTTAAAATTACTAATCCAAAAACAAAAGTTGAGAGTGATGTGGTACTTGAGGGTTTAGCATCTTTTTTCGCTTAGCCATGGCTCATAATAATCTAGAGAATTACTTTAGATTAAATTTTGCCATGATGCAGTACCATAAATATAGTTTGACTGAGATTGAAAACATGATACCTTGGGAGCGAGATATCTATGTTGGTTTATTACAGGCACACCTTGAAGAGGAAAGACTAAAGGAGAATCAACAAAAAGCTAATGGATGAAACCAATCCAGCATACGAAAATTTTCGTAACAAGATGACAGCATTTGGTCAACCTATTCGGGGAACCACAAGGAGAGTTGCTGCATCAAAATTTTTAGGACGAGATTTAGCAGCAGCAGTAGAAATAAACTCTAGAAAAATAACGATATTAAAAAATATAATTCAAGCACAACAGATTCAAACTGGTGCGATGTTGGCATCCTTGTCATCACCAACAGAAGGCATAGGTAAAGATATCATGGACATCAAGAAAACGATGTCATCTATATTGGCAACTCTAATTGCCCAAGAGAAATTTGAGATGAAACAGTTTCTCGATATTCAAAGAAGAGAGGAGAATCTAAGAAGGAGAGGTAGAGAGGATAGGTTAGAAACCGATAGTAAAGGAATGAAGATATTAAAGTCTAGTGTTAAAAAAGTGGTGCAACCTGTGCAGGGTATATTCCAAAGAATTTTTAGTTTCTTTATTTCATTATTGGGTGGAAGACTTTTAGTCGGTCTTGTAAATTTCTTACAAAATCCAAGAAATGCTGCACTTTTAAATGGTATTGGTAATTTTATTCAAGGAAATTTTGGATTAATATTAGGAGGTGTTGCAGCAGCAGGAATTGGATTATTAACTCTAGGCACTGCGTTAAGTATTGCCACTAATATTTTTAGAGCAGCACAGCTCGGTCTTGCTATCTTGCCTTCTGTTGGATCTTTATTTAAAAAAGGTGCTGAGATGCTTGGTCTAAAAGGAAAAGGTGCCAAAGGTTTAGTAAGCACAGGTGTACAACTTTTATCAAGAATATTATTAAGGAGAAGAACAGGTGGTGTAGTTCCCGGATCTGGAAGTAATGATACGGTTCCAGCGATGCTAACACCGGGTGAAGTTGTCATCAGTAAATCTGCTGCACAAAAATTTGGTGTGAGTAACCTACTAGCGATCAACGCAGCTGCTGGAGCGAAGAGTAAACCCATCGTAAAAAACCATGTCATTCATGCAAATGAGGGTGGTGTGATTCCTGCAGGATTTCCTGATGTAAGTAGATTAATCAATGCATTAATTGGCACAGCTGAACAACTTCCTAATTCTGAACTAGGTAAAACTTTATCAAGTCCAGAAATTCCAAATGCACTTCAAGGAATTGCCGAGAGTTTTGCAATGCCTAAGTCACAGCAAAAAAATATGGGTAGAAATATTATGAACATAGTGGGTGATAGACTGGGTAGTAAAATAGATACTTCAAAAATGGAAGGAATGATAAATGAGTTTCCTAATCTTACACCACCTAACATTATTCAAAAATTAAATGAAAAAGGTGCTTTTGAAGATTTAAGCAATTTTATTCAGAGGCTCAATAATCCAAATAAGATTGATGAAGAGGGTTTCGATAATACTTTAGATGAAATATCCTTCTTTAAATTTCCAAAGGAAAAATGGTTAACCTATGGGGCGGTGGTGTAAATGATAGATACAAGTAAACTTATTCCACAAAGAAAAAGTGAAGCACGTTTATCAGGTAAAACGATAACGACAATTGGACTTGTTAAAAAAGATGTTGTTAAGATTGACAGTTTATTAAAAGAAAAACTTGTTCTCTCAAAAGTAAGATATAGTATATTAAGAGGACAAAATGAAACAGATAAAAGATCTCGAAGAGAGGATATTCTTGAAAGCAAAAAGAGTAGATCACAAGATTATGATGCTAATTTAAAATCGAATAAAAGAGGAAGAGGTTTTGGTGGTTTTCTTGGTGGAATTTTAAAAGCATTGTTAGCGGGCATAGGATTTACCATATTCAAATCATTACCAGCACTTCTTAGAATTGGAAGAGTTATTAAAACCCTAGTAACTCCACTCCTCCTTGGGGCATCAGTTTTTCTGGGAGCGATTGCTAGGATAGCGAGCACGGCAATACAAGTATTACCAGATGTTAAAGGTAAGAATTTTAAAGAGGCTAGTGCAAGTAAGATAGATGATAAAATTGAAAATTTTAAAACTGCTATGATACGCACAGCGATAGCCTTTGCAGGTGGTATGTTAGGAGGTGCTTTATTATCAAGATTATTAAGAGGAAAAACATTTACTGAGAAAGAGGCTGCACAAGAGGTTGCAAAAGGATTCAAAGTAAAAAAAGGAAAAGTAACTGGTGATGAAGTTTTTATGACAAAAGATGGAAAGCTTACAAAAACTAGACCTGCAGATATGCCATATGATGAAGTTCTTCCAACAGATCGAAAACCTAGAAAAATAATAAAAAAAATATCAGACATAGAAACTTTTGATGACGCACGTATATACCAAGAACAACTGTCTTTAGAGAAAATTGAAAGAGAGGCAGCTTCAAATATTAGCGCAAGAACGTTAGTTGAACAACAATCTGGAACACCAATTAGAGATTTTTCACCAACTGGATCACCACCACGGTCTGTAGGTAAAAAAATTATGACTCGTGGTAGGGACATAGGAACTGAAGTTGGTGATATTTTTAGTGATACCGGAGTGCCGAGTTATCGTGGTGCAAAGTTTATAAGAGATAAGTATGGAAATGTAAGAACAGTGTCCGTTAAAAGAAGAGTATCAAAAGCGGAAATTGATTTATTTTCATCATTGATAGGTTCTGGAAATGTAGAGATGATGGGGGGTCAAATGTTATTTAAGGATAATGATGGATACTTCAAACCGTACCCAGATTTAAGTTTTAAGAGATTGCAACAGTTAAAAAATTTTAAAAGAAGAAGAGGAAGACCAAAGAAGTTACAAACAATTGAAGAAATAAAGGCAGACATAGACGCAAGAAATCCTACATTCGTAAGTCCGGAAACTGGAGGTAGATTACCAGTAAAAAGAAAGAGAATTAATGCATCAAAACTTGCAGGAAAAAAAGGTCTCTCAAAGTTATTATTTAATGTAGGTGGAGAGGCATTTGAACAAACTGTTAAGCAAACAATAAAAGCAAGCGTTGGGGTTGTTCCAATCATTGGTGATTTATTAGGATTTATACTGGATGTGTTTTTATTCGGACAACCTGTCGGAAGAGCAGCATTTATGGCTTTGGGAAGTTTTATTGGTAGTTTAATTGGTGGGGTGTTTGGATTGATTGGTGGCCCTCCCGGTGTTTTTGTAGGTAGTATTCTTGGTGGTATTGGCGGTGATCTTCTTGGTGGAGCATTCTATGATTTGATATTTAGAGATAATACTGCAGCTACAATAAGTGAAAATCTAAGTCAATCATTTGCTAAAAAGAGTGCCAAAAGTGGAGTGCAGGCTGCATTTATGAGTGGTGGACTTGCACGATTCGGTGGTATTGTTCATGCAGGTGAATTTGTGATTGATGCCGATTCAACCCGTGCGATCGAGAGTAAAGCACCCGGATTTTTAATGGCATTAAATAAAGCAAAAGGATCACAGGTTGATGAAGTGTTAGAAACTTACATGTCATATGGTAATGAAGGTGAGGGGTCAGAAAGAATAGTGCCATTGCCATTTGAAAAAGTTGTAACAAGAACAGTCATTGCAAATACTGAGAGTGAGGACGACTCATCATCACCATTCATGGATCTTTATAGGAGAGGATAATGGTAAGAGGAACAAGAGGGTCTGGTGCTAAAAACAAAGCTATTTTTGAAAATTGTGTCATTAAAAATGCATCAATAGTTTCAAATATTGATGGTTTCATAGTTGATCTAAAAAGAGCTCCAAGAGTTGAATATCAAGAGAGTATGTTTTCTGACACAATTGAGACATCTGTGATTGTTATCAATTCAAGTAATCGTGTAAGGGGAAAAAATTTAATGGAGGGACTCCCATTAGTTGGGACTGAAGATTTTTCTCTGGCGATTGAAGATGCAAGGGGAAATTTAATTGAAACTAAATTGATTGTCAACAAAGTGACACCACTTGAAACTTCAACACAGAGAGAGACCTTGATGTTAGAATTAACATCAGAACAATTTATAAGAAATGAAGAGAGATCTGCTGCTATCGTAAAAAGATACGATGGTAAAGTATCAGAACATATGAGAAAAATTTTAACTGAAAATCTTAAAGTTGATGAGGATAAAATTTATATTGAAGAAACAAATAATAACTATAACTTTGTTGGTAATACTAGAAAACCATTTTACATCTTAAATTGGTTATGTAAAAAATCCATTCCAAGTGTCGATGGAAAGAGAGGTGATAGTGCTGGTTATATATTTTATCAAAATGCTGATGGTTTTCATTGCTCATCGATGGATCAACTTTTTAGTCAAGATCATAAGAGAGATTCGGGAGGTGCTGGATCTTACATATTTGGAAATCTTCCTGACACTCCGATTGGTTATGATGGACGCATTATTAAAATAAACGCTGACAATCGATTTATTGCAAATGAAAAACTAAGAATGGGAGCCTATAAAACAAGATTGATTTTATTCAATCCATTAAATTGTGAGTATAAAATTGAAGAACAAGATGCATATGATACAGAGGATGGTACAACGCATGCCGGAAAACAACTTCCGATTATAAATGAAAAATTTACTGGCGAGGCAACGAGAACCACTTATGTTTTAAAAGACACGGGAACACTTCCTTCAGGTAATGTAAAACAGCAAATTGAAAAGAATGAAGAACAAGCATTTGAAGTTGATGTGATTCTTAATCAAGCGATAAGGAGATATAACCAATTTAGTATTGGATCAATTGAAGTAGATATTGCTGCAGATTTTTCCATAAGAGCTGGGCAGACAATTTTTATTGATACATCCTCTGGAACAAATGATGAAAGTCAAGAAACAAATAAAGAAATTGGTGGTAAATATTTGATCGCAGTTGTTAAACATGCAATTAATAAAGGAAGAGGTATCACGAAACTTGGATTAGTGAGAGACTCTGTTGGTAGAGATGGAAAACCACACAGTGGTAGCATGGTGAACTAAAATAAGTTATAATGAATAAATACAAATGTAGGATCAAATTAAACAAATGAAATCAA